AAAATGGCGCTGAAGTAGAGTCTATTGGCGCAACTTTTTGTGAACGTCTTTTTGGTGGCAATTGGGTACAAACAAGTTATACCGGACGTATTCGCAAAAATTACGCTGGAATTAACGACACTTACGATTCACAACGCGATGCTTTTATTGCGCCTCAACCATTTCCAAGCTGGATACTTGTAAAGGAAACTTGCCAGTGGGTTCCACCATTTGCAGCGCCTGATGATGGTAAGTTGTACACTTGGGATGAATCTACAACGACTTGGAAATTACAGGAGTAAGCAATGCAATTTTCTACTACCGGACTAGAGCTTCTTAAAAAACTAGAGGGTTTTAGGGCTAAACCATACGCTGATTCAGGCGGTAAGATGACTGTGGGTTACGGACATCTTATTGTTCCTGGTGATGGTGTTGCTATTGGTGACATCATTGATCCAGTTAAAGCTACAGAACTGCTTTCTAAAGATGTTAAGTACGCTGTAGATGGTGTAAACAACAATGTTACTAGTAGCATTACACAGAATCAGTTTGATGCTTTAGTTATCTTTGTTTACAACGTAGGTGTTACTGCGTTTAAAAACTCTACGCTGCTTAAGATGTTAAAAGCTGGAGATGTAGCTGGCGCTAGTGAACAGTTTTTGCGGTGGGATAAAGTTAATGGAGTGTCTATTTCTGGACTTCATACTCGACGGGTTGCTGAACAAACCTTGTTTAACACTAAGTAATATGGACACTCATTTGTTAGCTTCTGCTGAAAGTCCCTGGCCTGGTACAGAGACTAAGACAGTATTAGTCTGTAGAAAGCCTAAGCCTGACGACAAGCTTGGTGCTAACGAGTTTTTAGACAAAGACGGACGCATCTGCCGATGGGTAGTTGTGAATAAAAAATGATTGATCCCTTTACAGCGTTTGCTATGGCACAAGGTGCTGTAGCTGGTATAAAAAAGCCATAGCCCTTGGCAAAGACATCCACGGCTTATACAAAGAATTCAGCAGTTTTTATCAAGCGGCAGATACAGTTCATTTAGCAAGCAGCAAAGCCCGGATTGCTTCTATAGGAAAGACAGATGCTCAGATAAGTTCTCAAGCACTTCAAATAGCAATGGCTTCTAAAGCATTGCGTGAGCACGAAAAAGAGTTAAAAGACATTCTTTTCTATAGCGGTAATGCACAAGTGTGGGAAGAAATGATGGCTGAACGGACTAGGATGATTAAGGAACGCAATACTCTTGAAAGAGAAGAGGCAGAGCGTAAGCAGAAGGATAAAGAAGTTAAAGTAGCAATCATTATGAACACCTTGTGGTTAACAGGTGCTTCGGTTATTATTGTTCCTTTGGTTAGTGCTTTGTTTCACGTTATTACTAATAGGGGTTTTTAATGGAATGGCTTAAAACTGTTGCTCCCACTATCGCTACGGCGCTAGGTGGTCCTTTGGCTGGCATGGCTGTGTCTGCTATTGCTAAGGCTATTGGTTGTGAACCTGATGAGGTTCAAAGTGTTATTAGTAGCAACAAGTTGACTGCTGAACAAGTAGCATCTATTCAACTAGCAGAACTAGAGCTAAAGAAACAAGCTCAGTCTATGAATCTAGACTTTGCTAAGCTAATAGCAGAGGACAAAAAGTCTGCTCGTGATATGCAGATTGCTACTAAATCTTGGATTCCTCCTGTGATGGCTGTAGGAGTGACCTGTGGTTTTTTTGGTATTCTTGCTGGTTTGATGTACGGTCAAATTCAACACGCTCCTCAGATCGATATCATGCTTGGTAGTTTAGGTACTGCTTGGACTGGAATCATTAGTTTTTACTTTGGCTCTAGTGCTGGTAGCCAAGCTAAGACTGAATTGTTACACCAATCGGAGCCAGTTAAATGAACCTATTCATTCCAGTGCTGTACATATGCTTAAATGGGCATTGTGAGTTTTTGCAACAACTTACTGTTTACCCTGATGAAGAATTATGCAAACAAACGGTTCTTGAAAAAGCAGAAGTGTACAAAAAGATGCCAGATGTAACGGTTGAAGTTACTTGCATTATTGCTCCAGCTAAAGTAATGGAAAACGATGTAAAACCTAAAAATAAAATAGGTGCGTAACTAACACTTTTGAAATAAAAGTGTGTTAGTCTCCCGCAACTTTGTGGAGTACCTATGCAGTCTAAAGTCTCGCGGGAAGAGTTTGTTGATGCTTGGAAACAACACGGCTCAACATCAAAAGTAGCAAAACTTTTAGATGTCTCTGAGCGTTCTGTAAACAATCGTAGACGTAGGATAGAGAGGGACTCAAACCAACCTCTTATTAGCTTTGATAACATAGCAAAAGCAAGTCCATACGTTCAACTACAGCCAATTCAAACCTCTCTTAATCGAGTTGAACTTGGCATACTTGACCAGACTGTTATTGTTTTTAGTGATGCTCATTTTTGGCCCAATGAGTACACAACTGCTTACAAAGGACTACTGTGGGCTATTAAAGAACTTAAACCCCATGTTGTTATTAGTAACGGGGATGCGTTTGATGGGGCTACTGTTAGTCGCCATGCTCTTTTGGGATGGTCTAACACACCTAGTGTTATAGAAGAACTTAAAGCTGTACAGACTCATTTAGGTGAGATTGAAGAAACAGCTAAAGCAGCTAGACATAACTGCAAGCTACTGTTTACTTGGGGTAATCACGACACTAGGTTTGCTAACAAACTTGTTGCTCAAGCACCACAGTATCGAGATGTACACGGGTTTAAACTACAGGACCATCTTCCAACTTGGGAGTTTGCATGGTCTGTTTGGCCTACACCTAACTGTGTTATTAAACATCGCTACAAAGGTGGCATTCATGCTACTCATAACAACACAGTAAGTGCAGGTGTGTCAATAGTTACTGGACATTTACACAGTCTTAAAGTGACTCCATTTGCTGATTACAACGGCAACAGATATGGTGTAGACACAGGTACATTAGCAGAACCATATGGTCCCCAGTTTGAATACGGAGAAGACAACCCCCTTAACCACAGGTCTGGCTTTGCAGTCCTGACATTCAAAGGTGGTAAGCTTTTGTGGCCTGAGTTAGTTCACAAGTGGAGCGATACCCAGGTGGAATTTAGAGGTCAAATCATTAACGTATAGGAGTTTTTATGTATCAAGTTGAATTTAACTTTGAAAGCAATTGGATGGACGACGAAGAATTTCAGTTGTTTACTGATTGCTTTGAAGAAGACGAAGAGTACTATTACGACGAAGATGCCGAGTGCTACTGCTGGTACGATGAGGAATATGAAGCTTGGTACTGGTTGAACGAAGAAACTTACGAGTGGCTTTTGGTTGAGGATGACTGCGAAGAAGAAGGGGAAGCTGCTTAATCTGGGTAGATCATTGACAATGCGTCCTGAACAGACGCTTGTATTTGAGACACGACTTGCTCAAAAGGTAGGTCGTGTTTTCTATTTTGTCTTAGCAAATCATTAATGTCCCTAAGAGCTTGCCAAGCGTGTTCTGAATGAATAGCTTTAATAGCTTCGCTTTCATCATTGAATGTGGCATTGATTTTCATGTTCATTCCTTAGTCTTTCGTTACTAATAACTTTTGTTCAGGTTTGGGGCAGTTTTCTGGTACATCTACTGCTATCCACACTGCACCTAAATTGCCTTGACTAGAAGGTAACCAACGGTCAATGTAACAATCAGGCATTTGTTTTAATGTTTTGCGTATGTTTTCTACATCAATGTTAGTTTTGTCTGCAATTTCACTTGCAGTTAGCCCGTCTGGATTCATTCTTAATGTTTCCCGCATTATCCTTTCGGTGTTAGTCATTGTTGTAGTTCTTTCATGTGTCGTAGTGATGTGTACAACACTCTGCTTTGTACAACAGCATCCATTGCTTTAGTCATAGCTCGGTTTAAGTCTTGTTCTAAAACAGCGTTGTGGCAGTCTTTAAGGGCTTTCTCTGCCATTATGCAAGGCAGTGCATAGTCAACAATAGTTTCTTGTTCAGTTATCACGGAGTTTCCTTTCTTCCATACAATCTTTACAAATGTACTTGTTTCCTATTTGTTTAAATAAAGACCCTTTTTGGGGTACGGAGTCTAACTGACATTGCCAGCAAGTTTTACCTCGGTTAAGAGCTAATCGTTTGCTACCTACATGGGGGTTTGGTTCTTTGGGTAATTCATACAACCCGTAAGTCATTCTCTCTTTCATTTGCCTTTTTGTGGTGGTGTGCAAGTATGGATAACGGTCAAGTCTTTTGTGCGTTTACCGCACCTCTCGCAAAAGTTCCATTCCCGCCCAGCTAGTGCTGCTTTGAAGTCAGCCACAAAGTCAATGGCTTGCAACCCGTACTCATCAAGTATTGCTTTGATGCTCGCCAACTCTGCTATTTGCGCTTCAAGGTCACAGATGTGGCAATGCTGCCATTGCTTGTAGTGTCGGCAGATATGTTGGTCTTGCGTCTTGTGCATTGCCATATTCCGCTTGGTATAAAAGCCGCTTTGTCTGCGCTCAATGTCCTCAAACGCTTCGTCTTCAGGTGTTTTCATAACCAACTCCACAGAATTGCAACGGTTGCAAGGCACACAAAAAACGTAATGAAGATGGCAAATGCCATAAAGAATAGGGACACCATTAAGTCTTCATCCTCGTCGTTCATGCTTGCTCCTGTACTGCTGCTTTGTGATAAAAGGCTAAACATTCGTTAAGGCGATCTATACGAGCATTGTGGTATTGCACCATAGCAAAGGAGTAATCAAGTGCAGACTCTGCTTCTAGCTTTGATGTAGTGGCTTCTACAAGCTCTTCTGTAATCATTTCTATTGGGGTAGGTGTACGAAGTAGTTTTTTAATAAAAGTAATCATATGTGCCTTAATATGTAGTCTGACCAATGCTTAGTATTAGAAAATACACAAGCATCTAAACCTTGTTTAGCTGCCCAATCTAGGTAAGTAGTAGGACTTTTTTTGTATAGTTTTTGGTCACGTTGAAAAATGTACAAGATGCGTATGTTTGGATGTTGCTCTTTTATAAGTAGTGCTTTCTTTCTGTCTGCTGCTACCCATAGACCTTTTGTTTCTATGTAGACGTTCTTAGTAACAGTAAAGTCTGGTGTGTAGCTATGGTTGCTTGCAGGTATGACGTACTTGATCTTGTTTTGTTCGTAACCTAAGTTCCAGCCATTTGCTATACAAGCAGTTTGAAACTTAGATTCAAGACCACTTCTGTACCCGGCAGGGGTATGTCGTTTAGGTCTTGGCATTAAAAAATAGCTTGTAAAATAACTGAAAACCCTATAGCACAAACAGCACCAACTGCTGCACTGTGTAAGTCGTCACCAATGATGTACCCTATAAGAGCACAAAATATCCAAAACAGTAGTGCCATTGGGTTAAATCTCATGCTGTATCTCCAAGGTTGGGGGTGTCCACATATCGTTAGGTTTCTGCCAGATATACAACAGCTTCATGTTGAGGTGGTAGCGTTCATCGTCGTTGTAGAGTTCACGGCACTTGTCGTACCACTCTTCAGGTAGAAGCTCTGCTAGAGCTTGTTCTGCCTTTACTGGGCCTATGCCAGCTATACCAAAGATGTTGTCGCTACGATCCCCTACAAGGCTTTGTATATACAACCGCTTAAGACCTTCGTCTTTGCCTATCTCTTGAAAAGACTTCTTAACAAAGTTGTAGTGTTTTCCAGGGATTTGTAGTAAATCCTTGTCAATGCTGCATATGATTGTTGAGCCATGTTCTTTATCTTGGTCAATGCCAAGTTGATCGTCTGCTTCATATCCATTGCATACCTCTGCTTTGTGTTGTGTTACTAGGAACTCCCTAACCGCAGCCCAGTGTGCTGGCCTGCTGTCAGGACGGTTTGCTTTGTAGTTGGGGTCTAACTCCCTACGGAAGTTATCCCCACCTGTAAGGTACACTTTATAGGACGTAGACCCAGTGTCTGCTAAGATGTCTTGCATCATTTGGTCTGCTCTGGCTAAGGCTACCCATTGCTCTTCTTTTTCTGCTGAAACAGCAGCTCTGTAAACTACGATATCACCATCAACTAGTGCTTTCATGGTAAATTGTCCCAGATGTATTTAAGAATTGCTTCTGCAGCATCAATAGATGCTTGGGTAGACTTTTCATCAGGAACCCACTCACCCCTCTTAAGCATTTCTAAATCCTTGATAAGAGTACACAGAAAGTAAACAGTTTCTTGTTTGTCTTTGATAACCATGATTGTTTCCTTAAAGAGGAAGTCTTGATTTGGGTTTCAACTAGGTACAAGGGAAAGCCAGAAAACCTTGTACGTCACCATCCTCAAATGCTGGCTTAACAACTTCCAAAAAACTTACAGTTCTATTTGAGCTACAAGAGTCAATAGAAACATTTTTGATTGAGCTTCATTTGTAGCAAACCCGTAGGTATCCATAAACTTCTGCTGAATCAAACTTAGCAAAACATCCTTCTCAACAGGAGTTGGGTTTGCTGCCATAGATTTGGCTTTAGGGGGACGGCCACGACCACGTTTAATTTGTTCCATAACTAACTCCTTAAAATTTAATTTCAGTTTGCTCTGCTGACATTACTGCGTCTTCTTCCATCACTTCTGCCAAGTCAAGATCGCCTGCTGTGTAAGCTTCAAACTTACGAGCAAAGCTAATGACTAGGTTAAGAGTTGATGCTTCCAACTCAAAAGGCTTACCGCCACGAGCAGCAATATACAAGTCAGTAGCACGAGCTAATGCGTTTTGACGAACAATTGCCCGGTCACCATGTAGTGCTGGAATGGGGAATACCTTTTCTTTGTAGCTGCTGTAGCCGCTTGCGGCTTTGGGAGCCGCTGCGGTACTAGTAACAGCGGTTGACACCGCTGCTGTGGTTCCTGTTGAGCGTTTAAGAATGTCTATTTTCTTAGTCTCAACGCCATAAGAACCAGTAGTGCCATCAAATTCAACTTCATAGCCAACTTGTACTCCAGGGTCTTTAAACCCACACTTAATCCAACCTCCGTTAATCTTAATTGAGTAAGTTGGTTTGATGCCAAACTTAGTGTTTACGTCTTTTGTGGACATTGCTTCCACAATACCTGTCATCATTGTCATAAGCTAACTTCTTCCATGTTGTACCAATTAGTACCGAATGAAGCCCCTGCATTGAGCTTGAGGGCCAACGGCGTTTTAAATGTCTCTAAAAAATACTTGTCCGTATCTTTTAGAATATCTGTTACCTCCAATATAAAATCTGCTGCTAAATCAGCTCTTACGTCAAACATCAGAGAGTCATGGATAGTGTTAACCATCTTGATGCCTTCTCTGCCTTTTAGCTTCTCAAAGATAACCCCTACCATCATAGGTACGATATCCCCAGTAGCTAAACCTTGAATTGG